TTTTTTTGGAAACTCCCTTCGTATGTGTATCTTACATTGAATATATCAATCCTTTTTAAATAATTTGTCTGTTGATCAAATAAATGCTTTCTTTGGCGCTAAGTGCTTATGAGCACAAAAAAAAGAACACACGACTGCCATCGTGTGCCCTTAAAAAAATATCAAAATCACGTGCTTATTGTAGCACAGAAAAGGAGAGTTTTCTATGGAAAGAAAAAAACCAAGAAAGAAAATCCCGTTCTTAAAAAGAATGTGGAGAAAATACGGATTTCCTAGAATCTGTAGAACTAGAAAGTATCAAAAATTAAGAAGGAAGGTGATGGGATATGAATAGATTTGAAAAAGGCATCATCATCGTATCTAATTTAATTATTTTAATCAGTTTCATTTCAGGAGTTGTAAGTGGCAATAACTGGAATTCTACAGGAATGAGAGTTCTAAGTGTTGCATCATTAAGCATGAACTTAATCATTCTTGAATACATGCTCGTTGTTATTAGAAATAAATAAAGGAGAAGAAAATTATGGAAAAGAAAGCATTTATTAAAGTTGAAACATTTGACGGAGGTGTTCGCATTTCAAACGGTGGTACAAATTATCAAACATTATTGATGATGTCACTTTTAATTGACGCATTTAAAAAAGGTCAATTAACAAATGAAGATGATCCCAAGAACGATACATTCAAACAGATTGTTGAGTTTATTTGGAAGAGACCAAAAGACGCATCAAGAGCACTTATCAAAATTATCGGCATTGATAGTGATTTGGATTCTTTATTTGAAGGATTCAAGTGTGAAAAGGAAACTAACTAAATGGATAAGATTAAAATCAATTCTCTTGAATTAGAGAATGTCAAAAGAATTAAGGCAGTACAGATTGAACCATCTGAAAATGGATTAACAATTATTGGTGGAAATAATAACAATGGAAAGACTTCTGTGTTGGATGCCATCACTTGGTGTCTTGGTGGCAACAAATACAAGCCATCAAAACCAACTAGAGAAGGGAGTTATGTTCCAGCATCTCTAAAAGTTACATTAAGTAATGGTATCGTAGTTGAAAGAAAGGGCAAGAACTCAGCTTTAAAAGTTACTGATCCAACAGGCATGAAAGCAGGTCAGAACCTGTTGGACTCATTCATTAGTGAGTTAGCTTTAAATCTTCCAAAGTTTATGAATAGTTCAGAAAAAGAAAAAGCTGACACATTACTGCATATTATCGGAATTGGTGACGAGTTAACAAGGTTAGATTTAAAAGAAAAGGCAGTCTACAATGACCGCTTAGCAATCGGAAGAATTGCTGATCAGAAATCGAAGCATGCTAAAGAGATGGTTCATTATGACAATGTTCCAGATAAGATTGTTTCAGCTTCTGAGTTAATCGCCAAGCAGCAAGAAATGCTAGCAATTAATGGAAGTAATGAAAGAAAAAGAGCATACCTCGCTGAATGTAAATCTAAGTCAAAAGCCATTGAAGAAAAAATGGAAGATTTGGACAGACAGTTAAAAGCACTTAATGAAGAATACTTGAAAGTAATTAAAGAAAGAGATAAGGCAGTTGTTGAAGTCTCTAATCTAGTAGACAGTCCTACAGATGAAATTGAAAGAAGCATCAAGGAGATTGACGATATAAATATCAAGGTTCGAACAAACCTAGAAAAGAAAAAAGCAGAGCAAGAAGCCAATGACCTCAAAAAGGAATATGCTTCTAAGTCACAGGAGTTAGAAGATATCAGAAAAGAAAAGGCTAGTTTATTAAATAATGCTGATCTTCCTCTTGAAGGTCTAGGAATCGAAAATGGAAAAATCACCTATCTAAATCAGGAGTGGGATAACATGAGCGGTTCACAGCAGCTAAAAGTGGCAACTGCTATCTGTAGAAAGATTAATCCTAATTGTGGGTTCATTCTGTTAGATAAATTGGAACAGATGGATATGAACACTCTTAAGGAATTTGGCGATTGGCTAAAGTCTGAAGGCTTACAGGCTATCGCTACAAGAGTAAGCACAGGCGACGAGTGTTCAATCATTATTGAAGATGGCTATGTTGCTAAAAATAACTTAGAAAAAGAAAAGAAAGAAGAAGCAAAAGAAGAACCAAAAACGGTTGCTAATTCTTGGGAAGGAGTGAAATGGTAATGGATTTTGAAATCACAAAAGGGACAGTCCAGAAACCTTATAAAGTAGTTATATATGGTCCTGAGGGAATTGGTAAGTCAACCTTCGCTTCTCATTTCCCTGACCCTTTATTTATCGATACAGAAGGATCTACTAGATCATTGGATATCAAGAGACTTCCTAAACCGACTTCTTATGAAATGCTTAAACAGGAAATTGATTACATCATTGAGAAGAATACATCTATCTGCAGAACACTAGTCATTGATTCGATTGACTGGGGTGAAGCTCTTATCGTTCAGCATATATGCGATAAGTACCAGAAGAAAGGCATTGAAGACTTCGGATATGGAAATGGTTATGTCTACACAAAGGAAGAGTTCGGAAGACTTCTTAACAGATTAGAAGATGTTATTGAAAAAGGTGTGAATGTTGTTCTTACAGCACATGCGCAGATCAGAAAATTTGAAAAACCAGATGAAAGCGGTGCTTTTGATAGATATGAATTAAAACTGGGGAAGAAGACTGCTTCACAGACTGCACCTCTTGTAAAGGAGTGGGCAGATATGGTTCTTTTCGCAAACTATCAGACATTCGTGACAAAAGACGAGAAGGGAAAGACAAAAGTATCAGGAAACAGAAGAGTGATGTACACAGTACATAATGCATGCTGGGATGCTAAGAACAGAGACGGTCTCCCAGAAATGTGCGATTTTGATTATCAGGTAATCAAACCACTTATTGAAAAAGCAATCGCTGAACCTGTAGATAATACATCAAAAGAGGAACCGACAGCTGAACCTATCGGAGCAGAAACATACTCACCTTCTGTAAGTGCTATTGATTTTGAGTCTGAAGAATATCAGAAGATTCCTTCTAAAGTAAGAGACTTGATGAAATGTGACAATATTTCAATTGAGAAATTGAAGGAAGTCATCTTCTTAAAGGGATTCTTCCCAAAAGATACTCCAATTGAAAATATGCCTAATGACTTCTGGGAATTCATCGCTAGCAATTGGAGCAACTTGAAAGACTTTATCACAGAAACAGAAATGCAATTCTAATTTAAAAAGGAGATTAAGAAATGGATAACAATTTTAATAACTACAATCAAAACAACTTCAATCAGAACGGATTCAACCAAGCACCTCAAAATGATGGCGCTATGGGTTGGGATGATGAAATCACAGCCGAAGCCAAAGAATACACATTATTGCCTGTTGGAACTTATCAATTCATCATTAAAGATAATTTTGTTAGATCTAAAACATCAGGCAATGGAAAACTTCCTGTGTGCAATAAGGCTGATATCACATTAACAATCAATTATGAAGGAAAAGAAGTAAAAGTGACTACTTCATTAATTCTTCACAAATCACTTGAGTGGAAGATTTCTCAATTCTTTGAATGCATTGGAATGAAACAGAAAGGAGTTCCGTTCCGTCCTAATTGGAACGGTATCATCGGAAAAACAGGAACGGTTAAAATCTCTCATAGAGAATATAATGATGCAATCTACAATAATGTAAAAGAATTCGTGATCAATGATAATGTTCCAGCACCTTCTCAGCCACAGGCTTGGGGAAACAATAGCTGGAAATAATGAAATTAAGACCATATCAACAAAAGGCTCATGATGCCATATTCACAGAGTGGGAGGAGAAGGGAACCCAGAGAACCCTTCTCGTTCTTCCCACAGGTTGTGGAAAAACAATAGTATTCGCAAAAGTGGCTGAGGATTGTGTTAAAAAAGGAGATAAAGTCCTTATTTTAGCGCATAGAGGCGAACTGCTAGAACAGGCATCGGACAAAATAAAAAAAGTAACAGGCCTTGGATGTGCAGTCGAAAAAGCCGAACAGACTTGTATTGGCAATTGGTTTCGAATTGTCACAGGTAGTGTTCAAACACTACAGAGCGATAAAAGATTGTCTAAATTTTCAAGAGATTATTTTGACACAATAATCATTGATGAAGCCCATCATGTTTTAAGTAATGGGTATCAGAAAGTACTAGAGTATTTCAACAGTGCGAAAGTTCTTGGAGTAACTGCTACTCCTGACAGGGGAGACATGAAGAATTTAGGCTCTTACTTTCAGACATTGGCATATGAATACACTTTACCAGAAGCGATAAAAAGTGGATATCTAGTTCCAATTAAGGCATTGACTATACCACTGACTTTGGATTTATCGAGCGTTTCAATGAGTGCTGGAGACTTCAAGGCAAGTGATATTGGTAGCGCACTAGATCCGTATCTTGAAGGGATTGCCAGTGAAATGGAAAAGTACTGCAAGAATAGAAAAACAGTTGTATTTCTTCCACTGATTTCAACATCTCAAAAGTTTGTTGAAATTTTAAATAAACATGGTTTCAAAGCCACAGAAGTAAATGGCAATTCAAAAGATAGAAATGAGATTACAAAAGACTTTGCAGAAAATAAATACAATGTCCTTTGCAACTCTATGTTATTAACAGAAGGATGGGATTGTCCTGACGTTGATTGTGTCATTGTATTAAGGCCAACAAAAGTAAGAAGTCTCTATTCTCAGATGGTTGGAAGAGGAACAAGGCTATCACCTCAAACAGGAAAAAAAGATTTACTTTTATTAGATTTTCTCTGGCACAGCGAAAGACATGAATTATGTCATCCAGCCTCACTTATCTGTAATAGTGATGAAGTCGCTAGAAAAATGACTAAGAACTTAGAAGAAAATGTTGGAGTTGAGATGGATATTCAAGAGGTTGAAGAAGAAGCCTTGAAGGATGTCCAAGAAGAAAGAGAAAAAGCACTTGCTGATCAGCTAGAAGAAATGAGAAAACGCAAGAAGAAGCTAGTGGACCCTTTGCAGTATGCAATGAGCATACAGGCTGAAGACTTGCAGAATTACATTCCTTCTTTTGGCTGGGAATGCGCTCCAGCAAATGAAAAGCAATTAAAGTATTTAGAAGCACATGGAATTGAGTCCAATGAAGTTCCTAATGCTGGATATGCTTCTATGCTGATTGACAAGTTAAAGTTAAGAAGTAAAGAAGGACTTGCAACTCCGAAACAAGTGAGATTCCTTGAAAGAAAAGGATTTAGAAATGTTGGAACTTGGAAGTTCAAAGATGCTAATTCTATGATTTCTAGAATTTCTGCAAATAGCTGGAGAATTCCAAAAGGAGTACAAGCTTCTACTTATAAGCCAGAAGGAGTTGAATAAGAATGAAACAATACAATCTATTAGAGCTGCTTGACTATATCAACCCTTCTGAACTTTCCTATCAGGAATGGACTAATGTTGGAATGGCCCTCAAGCACGAAGGATATGAAGCAAGTGACTGGGATTCCTGGAGTGCTCAGGACTCAGAAAGATACAAAAGAGGAGAGTGCTTCACAAAATGGAATTCCTTCAACGAAACGGCAGGAGATATTGTAACAGGTGGAACAATCTTTGATTATGCTAAAAGAGGTGGTTTCGTTCCTCCAAAAAAAATAGATCCTAATGAGGGCGTTCTTGATTGGGAAGATGAAATTGGCAACATTATAGACAAGGACTCTATAGATAGTATTGAGTTACATGAGCCTAGTGATTCAAGTTGGAATCCAGCTAATGAGTTAATTAGATATTTAACTACTCTATTCGACACAGACGAGTATGTTGGCTTTGTAGTTTCCTCAATAGAAAACGAAAAAGGGAAGTTCATTCCTGGAAACCGTGGAAACTTCAGAATGACAGCAGGGCAGATTGTTGAAGGGCTTCACTCGTGCAATGGTGATATTGGAGCCGTTATTGGAGACTACAATCAAGCAGCAGGTGCATGGATTCGATTCAATCCGCTAAATGGCGAAGGTGTCAGGAATACTGACATAGCATCATTCAAATACGCTCTCGTAGAATCTGATAGCTTAGATATCGGAAAGCAGTTGTCTATTATCCATCAGTTAGAACTGCCTGTTGCAGCAGTAGTCTACAGTGGCGCTAAATCAATACACGCTATTGTCAAGGTTGATGCTTCAGACAATAAAGAATATAGAGAACGCGTAAGTTACTTATATAAGATATGCGATAAGAACGGCTTAGAAGTTGACAGTCAGAATAAGAATCCATCAAGACTTTCACGAATGCCTGGATGCATTCGTGGTGATCATAAACAGTTCATTATTGAAACCAACACAGGAAAAGAGACTTGGTCAGACTGGGTTGAATGGGTTGAGTCCATGAATGACGATTTACCCGATGAAGAAAATCTGGCTGATGTATTATTCAATCTTCCTGATTATGCAGAAGAATTAATTGAAGGGATTTTAAGACAAGGTCACAAAATGCTACTTGTCGGCCCTTCAAAGAGTGGTAAGTCATTCTCATTAATTGAATTATGTATCGCAATCGCAGAAGGTTCTAAATGGATGGGAAGACAATGCAAACAGGGAGATGTGCTATATGTCAATTTCGAATTGGATAGAGCCTCATGTCTTCACAGGTTTAAAGATGTTTATCAAACATTAGGATTGACTCCCAATAATGCAAATAGAATCTTTGTGTGGAATCTTAGAGGTAAGACCCCTGCACTAGATCAGTTAGTGCCAAAGCTGATCAGACGAGCAGAAAAGAAAAAATATATTGCTGTAGTAGTGGACCCTATCTATAAAGTTATAACAGGGGATGAAAACAGTGCTAGTGAAATGGCTAAGTTCTGTAATCAGTTTGACAAGATAGCAGATGCACTTGGTGCATCTGTCATATATGCACATCACCACTCTAAGGGTGCTCAGGGTGGTAAGAAGTCAATGGACCGTGCAAGTGGCTCAGGGGTTTTTGCAAGAGACCCTGACGCTTTATTAGATATGATTGAGTTGGATATGAATAAAGAAGTCAAGGAACACTTCATTAATGAAGCAAGAGTTGAAGCAATGCACGCTGTACTTGATAAGTACGTACCTAAATGGAGAACTTATATATATCAGACTAAGAAAACAGATGATCATGATTTTGAAGCAATGAATGATTACTGTGCTGAAATGCTTGGATTCGAACAGATGAACGAATTGCAGTATCTGACTGAATTAAAAGTTGATGAAGCTAAGCACATTACTGCCCTTCAGATATCTGGAACTCTTAGAGAGTTCGCTACGTTCGACCCCATCAACTGCTTCTTTAAATATCCTATTCACTTCTTGGATAATGCTAACTTGCTAAAAGGATGCCGTCCTGAAGGCTCAAAGAAAAAGTCTAAATTCGAAGAGATGAATAAGGCAAAGCAAAAAGAGCAAGAAAACAATATTGAATTATTCTTAAATGCTTTTGATCAGTTAAATCATGATGGGCAAGTGACTGTAAAAGAACTTGCGGAAAGTGGTCTGATGATGGGAAAGACACATAGTTCAATCGCTCACGCTATACCTAGATGGATAAAAAACGGAAGTCTAGAAGGATTTGAATATACTAAAGGAGTTGTAACAAAAGTGTAGTGCCACATGTTCGTGCCACACTATATATAAATATATATGTGGCATGTTCACTATTGCTAATTGAAAATACGAATATAGGGGAGTTGTGAAACTCTCCCCTATATGTATTTCCATTATCAAGTAAATAGTGATTTTTGAAAGAATTGAGGTATAAACAATGCAGTTTTTTATAAAGATGATTCCGCCAACAATTACAGCGCAGGAACATAGAATTGGAAGATATGGAGTATATAAAAGCCCTGAACAGAAACAGTCATACGTTAAACTAAGAGATGCAATCGCACCTTATGCTCCTAGTGCTCCGATTGATCACGCTTGCCAGTTAATTGTTAAATGGTGTTTTCCTTTAAACAAAAGTCACAAAGTTGACGGTGAATATAAATATACAAAGCCCGACACTGATAATTTAAATAAGATGTTAAAAGACATCTTAGAAGAGTTAGGCTTCTACACTAATGACTCAAGAGTGGCTTCCGAAGTGATTGAAAAATTTTGGAGCGCCGTTCCAGGAATCTACATCTCATTAGAGGAATTATGAAATATGTATATAAGAAAGTCGATTATTACTCTATGCAGCAGCTAATGGATTTAATCGAGCAATATAAAAATGAATATCAAGTTATAGGATATGAAGCATATGCACAAGAGCAGTATGCAGTGCTTACTTTATATCCTAAGAAAGAGGAGAAAAACAAATGGAAAAATTATATCTGGTAAAGTTAAGATCGGAAGAGCGTCGAAAATTATATGTAACTAATACATCAAGTGATTCAGTCAATTTAAAGGAAAGTGCAGAAAAGGCAAAAGTATTCACTGATGAATTAGAAGCTGAAACTTTAGCTAATATTCTAGGCGCTCAGTTGATCACATTCGTATTGGAGGGCTAAAGAATGTTTAAAGAAATCGGAAGATTAGTGGAATTATTAAAATATCCACAAAGCATAATTTTAGGATTGGATAAGGTGGCACACGTAAATGGTGATGATCTAACTCTCACTATTACTTCAGAGGAATGCGCTGAGTTAATCCAAGCCATCACAAAAATAAAGAGATATGGCTTTCATGATGAATATGAAGAAAACTTACACGAGGAAGTGGCTGATGTGCTTATCTGTATCACAGAGTTATTGTGCTTAGGCTATTTAGATATTGATAAAGTCAAAGACTATCAAAAATTGAAAATCAATAGAGAGATAGAAAGAGCAATCCAGAAAGAAGAAGAATTGCGAAAAGAGAAAGAAGAAAAATTGCAGAAGGGAGAAGACATAAAAACATGGAACTTGTGAGTGATGAAAAACTAGAAGCAGTCGCTGACTTCTTGGCAGATGATGAAGTGTTTGGAATTGCTCCATGTTCGCATTTTAATAATTCTCTAAAAAGAAATAGAGTTAACGTTTCTTGTGATATTGGGGACTGCGACGGAGACTGCCCATTTTATTCAACAGCCAACTTTGTAAAATGGATTAAAGAACCAGATAGAAAAGTTGAAGTTGAGGATTTAAAAAAACCACATCAAGAAGACTTTACTAAATATGTTAACTGCAGTGATGCTCTTTTTGATAGAGACAGCTATATTAATGCGTTAGAAGAATATTGCGATAATTTAGAAGATGTTCTTGCTGACATTGAATATGATGCAGAGTGCATAGAATGCGAAATGAGAATGCTAAACGATAAGTTAAAAAAGATTAGAGGTGTTCTTGATGGGGCGTATTGAAATAGATGAAGAGAAATTGAGACGTTTCGTTAATGCGTCTTTATTTACTTGTATGGATTTGAATTATCATCTTTTTAAGTATAAGAGTTGTATCATTAGGTGTCAGGACTGTCCTTTGACTACTGTTGAAAGCACTATAGAATGGCTGAAGGAGGAAAGCCATGACAATGATTGAAACTGATAAAGAACATTTTAAACAAATAAACATTTATCTTGCAGATGGATCTAGATATGTAATTAAGCCTTTAGATGATGGGTTGGCAAAATATGTAAAAGGCAATTTTTACGGAGGTTTTAACATTGGCATCTCAAAAAATGAAGCGAAATCAATTATTCATGAATGGGTGTTTAATGCTGAAAGACAACACAGCGGCAGAATTGATGATATTGGTATTACAGCAAGTAATATTATTTCCATAGAGCTTTTAGAACATAAGGAGTGATTATATGGACAAAAAGAATTTAAAAGAAATTACATATTCTTCTGAATATGTCGCTGAACTAGAAGCAAAGATAGAATACCTAAAGGAAGAAAACACAAAACTAAAACAGAGGTATTTTATTTCAGAACGTATAAATTATCATCTTGAAATGTACAAAGAAGCGCTAAGCATGGCAATAACGAACAGTATAGTTATTGGTGGGTATGATTTTTGGAAAAAAGCTGCAATAGGATTCAACGAGCAACAACTTTATAACGAGTGCATCCATAGAAACGCACCGAACATCCATAAAGGTGTCGCAGAGTTCTATCTTTCATTAATAGCGAAAAGCAGAAGTATAGAAAAGAAGGGAGTGATTAAGTATGTTAAATGCAGAAAGATTTAAGAAACAAATCAATGTTTCTGGCAAAATAAACAATGAACTTTCCAAAGAACTTATTAAACTTAGAAAAGAACGTCTGAACTTGATAAGAGAACTGGAGAAAGAAAAATGCAGAATGTAATCTATTGTGCCTATGATAGGCATTACAAGAAAATAGCAGAAGGAACTGATCAGCAGTTAAGTGCTATGTTCAATGCTGATAAGAATTTTGTAAGAAACAAATATTATGCATTAAAAAGAAAAATGACAGCAGATAAATTTCCTGTTTTTGTCAGAAAAGATACAGAGTTTGACGATTCTGAAAAACTGAGAGAAATCATTTCAAAAGGACACAAGACATATTATTTATATGATGGTATCAGAGGAAATCTTGCGATTGCAGGGACAGGAAGGGAAGTAGCAGAGTGGTTTGGAGTAAGTACTTCTTTTATTACAAATAATCATAAGAATAAGACAAATATCTGTAGACCAAAACATATACCGAAAAAACATGAAGATATTTTCTTCAGATTGTTTGTTAAAGAAGATACATTTGAATCAGTTATGCCAGAAGAAGGAAATGTATATGATTATTTGGAAAATTGTGATAAAAAACAAGCAAATTTCATAGAATTCTCACAATTTCCATATATTCACAAAGAAGATTGGTTCGATATTATCAATCTTAATCAGGTCAATCTTTATAAAGGTGTTACTAAGGAAGGATTATTTGTGATATCTGTAGAGAATCACAACGGAGATCTTGTCAATAAAGTGTTTTTTAAAAGCGAAGAAGAACGTGATAAAAAATATAAAGAGCTTAAAGAGTTTAAAGCAAAGAAGAAATACGGAAAACTTCGTTTCGGAAAGTATGAATGCGATATTTCTGATATCGTGACAATATATCATATTGCAGATAATACAATGTTTATTGTATTAAAAGACGGTTCAGAGAAGAAGATAAGAACTAAGAGAACTGATATTTTTGAAATTATTCAGAAGGAATTTATAAGATGATATTTGTGTTCGTTACGTTCATTATTATTCTTTGGATGTTTATGATGTCTGTTTAAAGGAGATTAGATATGATGATTTGGATTATAATAATAGCAGCAGTACTTATTTGGATCTTGATGACTGCATAATTTTTCGGAGGTGTATCGATGACTACAGAAGAAACTAAACAGTATTTGAAAAACTACAAGAACATGATGCATAGAATAGAATATATTGATAACAAGCTAATCAATGTTAAATCAATACCTTATGATGATTCTTCAGTAGGATCATACGCAGAGCCAAAAACAAATAACGATTACATCATGATGAAGGATAAGTATCTTAAAGAAATGAGCAGTATAAGAGCATCAGTTGAAAGCATAGAAGATATGACTCTAAGAGATGTGTTGTTCTATCGATACATAGAATGCTTAGAGATATATGACATTGCTGATATCATGGAGTGTTCTAATACATCTGTATTTGCTTATCTGCGTGATGCGATTAAAGAACTTTCAATTATTCTTGATTAATTCTTATTAAACTGTATTAATCTGCATTAATCAGAAGCGCACAGCACTTAAAAGGGTGCTAGTATGGTATTAGACAGAAATATATATAAGAGGGCCAGGCTAAACAGTTTGGTCCTTTTTACATTAAGAATCATTAAGGAGGTGTATTAGTTGTATGACAGAAAAACAGAGACTGTTTGCAGATGAGTATCTGAAAGATCTAAATGGGACGCGTGCCTATAAAACGATATACACTACTATCAAGAATGATAATGTTGCAGCAGTAAGAGCAAATACACTTCTTAAGCAGAAAGATATTTCTGATTATATAAGCAAAAGACTTGAAGAAATTCATAATGAGAATACGGCTGACATCCAGGAAGTGATGGAGTATCTTACATCAGTTCTAAGAGGAGAATCAGCCTCAGCGGTATTAATGATGAGTGGCAATGGTATGCAGAAGGTCACTGAGAAGCCTCCGGATGAGAAAGAAAGGCTTAAAGCTGCAGAGCTTCTTGGAAAGAGATTCGGCATGTTCAAAGATAATGTCGATATTACATCGAACGGCAAGACAGTAATCGTGGATGATATAGATGAATAAGGTTAGTTTGAAATCTACCATTGGTCCGGCTTTTTATGAAGTTCATAAGCATGTAAAAAACAATGACTACACGCATTATTGGCTAAAAGGTGGGCGTGGCTCTTTAAAATCTTCTTTTATCGGTGTTGAGATACCTTTAGGCATTATGAGAGATGCACAGCGAGGTGTTATGAGTAACGCTGTTATCATGAGAAGAGTAAAAGACACTCTCAGAGATTCAGTATATGAACAGATTAAGTGGGGCATCTATAAGTTAGGTGCTCAAGATGATTGGTTAATACCTGAGTCTAAATTAAAAATGACTTATATGCCAACAGGTCAGCAGATAATATTCAAGGGTGCCGATGAACCTAAAAAAATGAAGTCAACAAAGGTCCATATAGGTTATGTTAAATACGTATGGTATGAAGAATGTGATGAATTCGAAACATATGACAAGATAACCAATATTAATCAGTCGCTTCTGCGTGGTGGACATGAGTATTGTGTCTTTTATTCTTTCAACCCTCCTGAATCACAAAGAAATTGGTGCAACAGGCAAGTTTTAGTAAAAAGAGATGATACATATGTCTCTCATACAACTTACTTACAGGCACCTCCTGAGTGGCTTGGGGAGCAGTTTCTAATTGAAGCAGAACACACCAAGAAAACAAATATTGAAAAATACAATCATGACTATCTAGGTGAAGTAACTGGTACAGGTAGTGAGGTTTTTACAAACCTTGATATTAGAGAGATCACAAAAGAAGAAATTGATGTATTTGATAGATTAAAATTCGGACTAGACTTTGGGTATGCTGGTGACCCATTAGCATGTGTAAAGATGCATTTTGATAAGACGCGCAGACGTCTTTTTATTTTTGGCGAGGTTTACGGCACACGTCTTTCAAACGAGAAGGCAGTAAGGATGATTAAGAAGCTTAATCCGTTGAATAAATTAGTGACATGTGATAGTGCAGAGCCTCGTACCATCAACGAATTCAAATTGTTAGGTTTAAGAGTTAAAGGTGCTAAGAAAGGACCTGACAGTGTAGAAAACGGAATCAAATGGCTCCAGGACCTCGAACAGATAATTATTGATCCTGTTAGATGTCCTAACGCATACAGAGAATTTAATGAATATGAAATCGAAAAAGATAAGGATGGAAATCTAAAAGGCGAATTTCCGGATAAGAACAACCATTCAATAGATGCTGCACGATATGGATGTGAGACAGACATAATTGCATCAAAAGCACGTGCAGGAAAGAACAGAAGCAAATATGTCTGATATAGGAGGAACATTAGATGTATATATTTACTATCGATGCAGAAAGATATGATGAGTCATCACTTAATATCGTACAGATAGAAAGTCTGATTAATAAGCATAGGAATATCATAGGAAAAATCAAAAAAAATAAAAGATACTATGAAGGAGAGCATGACATAAAAAGAAGGCAGAAAAAATATAAGGGTTCTGCGAACAACAAAGTAATATGCAATCATGCTAAGGACATTTCCGATACTGCTACTGGATACTTCATGAATTCTCCAATATCCTATAACACTTATGATGGTGATGATGAAACATTGCTGGATAAGCTAACAGATGCTTTTGATAATGCAGATGTTGATGATGCTGATTCGGATAATGCACATGATATGAGTGTCTGTGGTGTTGCGTATGAATATGTTTATATCAAACAGGATACTACGGATATTGCTGTCAGGAACATCGAAGCAGATCATACATTTCTTGTTTATGATGACACAATTGAACAGAATCTTCTTTTTGGTGTTTATTATTACAGATTTAAAGATGCAATCACTGATCAGTATTGCTATCGTGCAACAGTGGTAACAAAAAATTATAGATATACGATGATCATAGACTGTTCTACTCATAAGCATAGGATGATTGAGGAAATGGTGCCTCATTATTTTGGTGATGTTCCAATAATTGAATACAGAAACAATAAGCTATGCATAGGTGATTTTGAACAGCAGATTTCTTTGATAGATGCCTATAACAAATTAATGAGTGACCGTGTCAATGATAAAGAACAGTTCGTTGAGGCTCTGCTAGTTGTCTACGGTTCTTTGATGGGTGACGATAATGAAGAAGTCAGCGAAACAATGAAGATTCTAAAAGAGAATGGTTTATTAGAACTTCCAAGCGAAGCAAGAGCAGAATATATTTCTAGAACGTTCGATGAAAGCGGAATGGAAGTATTAAGAAAAGCTATTAAAGAAGATATCTATACTTTTTCTCATGTACCAAATCTTACAGACGAAAATTTTGTAGGAAATAGTTCAGGAGTAGCAATGGAATATAAGCTTCTCGGACTTCAAATGATTACTGGAGAAAAAGAAAAGTATTACAAGAAAGGTCTGCGAAGAAGGATAGACCTATTCTGTAATTATCTTGGCCTTAAAGCAATTAACATCAATAAGAACAATATCAAGATAACTTTCACTAGAAAACTTCCTAAAAATTTAAATGAACTTGCACAGATGATTGCGAATTTAAGTGGAAAGGTATCAAATGAAACTCTTATCGAACAGCTTCCGTTTGTTGAGGATGCTTCTAATGAAGCAGAAAAGGTAAAGAAAGAAAATGAAGAAAATATCAAAACACAGCAGGCATTATTCAAATCTCAAAATGAGGTTCCATTCTATGATGAAAAAGATGCTCCTTCCGATAGTGAAGATGATGAATCAGATTCTATCGGTATTAATAAGGCTTCTTAGTTGATATATGAAAAATGAAGAATACTGGAAAAAACGTCAGTCTGAAAAACTTGAAAATGCTCTTAAGAATGCTGTTGCAGACATCGAAGAAGTAAAAAGATTCTATCATAAAGCCTATCTGTATACAGATAAACAGATAGAAGGAATATTTGATTCATACAGAAATCATCATAGAACAGATTCAGCACCTATGTCAGAAAAGGAAGCAAGAGAACTGCTTAATAATCTTGTGAATGATCATGATTATGCAGAACTGAAGAGGAAGCTTGAAAACAATCCATCAAGCAGTGCAAAAAAAGAACTTTTAAAAAAACTTGATGCTCCAGCCTATCAAGCAAGAATAAATAGACTAATGGAATTGCAGAACAAATTGGATGATCTGATGCAGCAGGAATATAATCTTGAAAAAGAAAAAAGCACAGATGCCTATCTAAAAGGGATATATGACGGATATTACAGAAATGTGTTCAATATATCAAAAGGTATGGGGATTGCTTATGATTTTTCTGAAATAGATCCAACACTCGTAGACCATATGCTCAAATCAGCCTGGTATGATAAGAATTATTCTAAAAGAATATGGGGAAATGCTCAAAATCTAGGCAATGAGCTAAAGGATCAATTAATGTTGGGCGTTATCATGGGAAAGACTCATAAAGAAATGTCCAAAACATTACAGGATAAGTTTGCAGCAGGTGCAGCAAATTGTGAAAGACTTGTAAGGACTGAGATGGCTGCGTTCATCAATTCTATTGATCTTGTCAATTTCAAGGATGCAGGCATCGAAAAAGAGATGTTCATAGCCGTTCATGACGGCAGAACATCAAAGATATGTCAGCAGCATGATAGAAGCATTATAAATGTCAAAGATGCCCAGATTGGAGTTAATGTGCCTCCGCTTCATCCTAACTGTCGTTCTCATATGATTCCATATATCGAAGGAATCACTGACAATATGAAGAAAAGACAGCGTGATCCGATTACCGGTAAGGATGAGGTTGTAGATGTTAAAGAAAACTATGATCAGTGGTTAAAAAGACAACAAGATAAGCATGGTACAGATACTATTGATGTCTATATAAAGAAAACAAAGAATCTTACAAAAGACAGAAAACAATTTGGCAGATATAGAAATGTGCTTGGGAACCAATATATCCCGGATACTTTAAAAGAATTCCAAGAAATAAAATATACAGATGAGAAGCAATGGAATGATTTGGAATATAATTATAGAACTGTCAATCGTTATAAAGCCGATTATGGGAAAGTTAATACAAAAACAATTTTAGAATTGGATAAAGAAGCCCTTACTGCAAAAGATAAATATATGACAACAAGAGCGGCAAATGGGAATGTAGCATCAATGAAAATTGGTGATGACATTTTTGTTGCTTCGAGCAGAATATCAGATGATAGTAGTGATACTTTTAAAAATTATAAAGGTGATAAAAGTAAGTTGATATTATCACCGTCAGAAAAAAGGCTGCATCCTCATACAAAAGATCACCCATATGAAGGACATGAAGGCGAGTATACTAGAGAATTTGACACTGAATATAAATTTTTTGAGTACATTTATGACAAAGTGCTAAAGGGAGAACTAAAAGATCAAGAAATTTATATCTTATCTCAAAAAAGTATGTGTTTTAGCTGTGATTCAGTTTATAATGAGCTTGTAAGTAAAAAAGAAGTTATAGATGCAAATGTTAAAATAAATGTTGTATCAGGAAAAAATAATGATTCCTGGATTTATAGAAATTATACCAACAAATCATTAAACAACAGAAAAAACAAAGTCAAAAATAAGAAAAAGGGTGAAAAAAATGATAGATAAAACAATAGATAAATATGAAAGTTTAAAACATGATTTTAAAATATCGTATCTCAAAAGTGAGCAATCTGTAGGTATGTTCCATCTTAATGATTTAGGACCTCAGTTTGATGATTGTCCTTTATTCGCGTTAAAGGTGTCTTTGGCGCTTGCTACTATTGAAGCTGAGTTGTATCCAACATTAAACGATGGTGTTAACTATATGTTCTATCATACCTATGAAAATGTTGATGAAATCGTAGTAGGTGAGCATGTCGAGACCCAAGAAGAACTGGATGAAATGAAACGAGACAGAGATTTTGTATTAAACTCTGGTAAGTTGGATTATGAAGATGCATTTAGAGATGAAATCAGTGAAAAGGAATAATGAAATATGGCTAGAGATGATTATCATGTTGTTGTTTATCAGATCCTTTCTTATTTATACCAGCAATTAAAGCAAGGTAATGAAATAGATGTCTCACTTATAAAACATGATAGTAAATATCTGCAGATCAATAGAAAATATTGGAAATATGTAATTATTAGTCTTTTTAATGAAGGATATATCAAGGGAGTAGTAATTGATGAAGATATTGACGAGAACCTGGAGATATATAATCTGGATAAATGTGAGATTACGCCAAAAGGAATAGAGTATTTGACTGATAATTCAACTATTGAAAAAGCAAAGAGATTTATGAAAGATTTAAAAGATATATTACCGTTTGTATAAACCGACTGTTAGTCGGTTTTTATTTTGCCCAGAACGGAGGTAAATGATGGCCCAGGGTCTAAGAAAACATAGGCATTGTTATTATGAGGTTAATTCTAAATATTATTATGACAATCATAGAAACTGTATGGTAAGGAATACGCACTATGAATGCATGATCTGCGGTCATGAATATCATGAAGTATCGGAATTATCACAAGGACCGCCTAAAGAAAAAAGTAAATCAAGTGTATTGGAAAAAAATAAGAACAGGCATAGGCATTATTAGATGTCTTTTTATTTTGTCTGAAATAAGAAGAAAGGAGGATAGAAGATGAAGCTAAAAGTTATTCATAATCTTATCGATAAGCAATGTGGTGTTGTCAGATATGTCGGTGAAGTATTTGAAGCTGATGAAGAAAGAGCTAAAGAACTTATCAAATTGAAAGCTGTTGTTACTTATCAGGACGATGTAAAAAAAGAAAAATAAGCATTATCTTATTGTCCAAAAACTTATGACACAAAAAGATGGGATGGTCATACGGACCTTAAATGGAGAAGTGTAATGAAAGATAAAAATAAAATGATGCCTCTTAATCTGCAGCTATTTGCTGAAGACCCGGGAAATGAAGCGAATACTGGCGATGGTCAAGAGGATCAGAACACTCAGGATAACAACGGATCAACTCAGGAACCAAAGACGTTTACCCAGAAAGATGTTGATAAAATTGTTCAAGGAAGAATTGCAAAAGAAAGAAAGTCCTGGGAAAAGCATCTTGAAGATCAGAGAACAGAAGCTCAAAAGCTTGAAAATATGAGTGAAAAAGAGAAAAAGGAATACCAGGAAAGAAAACGAGCAAAAGAACTCGATGACAGAGAAGCAGCAATTACCAGAAGAGAACTGACTGCACAGGCAAAAGTTCAGCTTGCTGATAAGGGTATTCCTACAGAATTGGCTGAAATTCTTAATCTAACAGATGCTGATGCGTGTAAACAGTCTATCGATACAGTTGAGAAGGCTTTTCAGTTTGCTGTTGAAAAGGCTGTTGAAGAGCGCATCAAAGGAAAAGAACCACCTAAAAAGGCACCAGAGAACAGTGCAATTACTATGGATTCTTTGAAAAATATGAGTGCCCAAGAAATCAATAAAAATTGGGATGAAATACAAAAATTAATGAAACAGTAGGAGAATAACAGAATATGTCAGTAGAAAAATTTATTCCACAAATTTGGAGTGCAAGATTATTAAATCACTTAGATAAGAGACACGTATATTTAAATCTTCTTAATAGAGATTATGAAGGAGAAATCAAAAACTTTGGTGATACTGTAAAAGTAAACCAGATTGGTGATATCACTATCAAAGATTATGAGAAAGGAACTGATATTGAATCCCCTGAAGATGTGGCTGGTGAACAGCAGGAGTTAAAAATTGATCAGGCAAAGTATTTTAACTTTTCAATAGATGATGTTGATAATGCCCAAACTAACCCAAAACTAATGGATAAAGCCATGGAGCGTGCAGCATACAAAATGAATGATGTGGTAGATGCATTTGCAGCTAATCTATTAGCCATTAATGTACATACTGATAATACTATTGGTGATGATACAACTCCAAAAGTGCCGACAAAAGAAACTGCTTATGATTTATTAGTGGATCTTGGAGTTAAATTAACAGAAGCAAATGTTCCTACAGTCGGGCGCTGGGTAGTCATTCCAGCATGGTATCATGGATTATTATTAAAGGACCAGCGCTTTGTAGGCAATGGTACAGATTATAACAAAGCAATCTTAGAAGGCGGTGAAGTAGGTAATGCAGCAGGCTTCACAGTTTACGTATCAAACAATGTACCTAATACTACAAAGACAAAGTATAAGATCATTGGTGGTACAGAAGAAGCTGGTTCATATGCAGAACAGATTTTAAAGACGGAAGCATACAGACCAGAGAAAAGATTCTCCGATGCAGTTAAAGGCTTACATGTATATGGTGCAAAGGTATTCCAGTCTAAATGCATTGCTGTATTGACTGCTAATCCTGAATAGAAGAAAGGAACTGATTTAAATGAGCTTTATTAAAAATATTAAGACGGGTATCACTACAGAATGTATCAATAAAGACGTGATAAAAGTATGTAAAGCAGATCCGCTTAATTATATCGTAGAAGATAGCTTAGGAGCTTTGCTATCGTCTGAATCATCTGAAGAAAAATCAGCTAAGAAGAACAAACCTTTAAGCAAGATGAATATTGCAGAACTCAAAGAACTAGCAAAAGAAATGAATATTGATGCAGACGACTCTCTTACAAAAGATGAGCTTTTTGCTGTAATCAAGGCAAACAAGAATGGATAGCATCAAAAGAGATTTTAAAATTCTTACTGGAGAGACTGATAATGATATAGTCTCTCTTTTTGTTTCTAATGCTGCTAAAAGAGTTCTTATGAGAGCAAACAGATCAGAACTTATAGAACCTCTTTATGATCATGTTCTTACTCTTGCACTTGCAAGATACGAAAGAAGAGGTAATGAAGGACTTGCATCATATAGTGAAGGTGGAGAAAACGAATCTTATCTGAAAGAAGATGAGATATTATCAGCAGTAGATAATTATCGCCTAACACCAATAGCAAGGAGAAGAAGAGATGAAGAAAAAAAGTCTGAAGAAGTTCACTCTTAGAAGATACAAACCTTATAAAGATTCTGAGGGTAATAATATCGAAGAATATGAATCCAAAAGATACGATGATGAAGCGATTATTTATCCAGCAAGTAGCTCAGCACAGTTTGAACTTTATGGGATGCGCATCCATGCAATCATGAATATGCATTATTATGGTGTTTTAACGATAAATGTTCACGACATGATTATTTATGAGGGTGTCAATTATAAAGTCGTCAGTGTGCAGAAATATAAGCGTTTTAAGCACATAGAGATTGAAAGATTATGAGTAAACTAGAAAATGCAGACAGACTTATTTCAAAGCTTCAGCAGATATCTGCCAATGATGCATCGGAAGTATGCACACAGGCTGTAAGACAAGGCGGATTATTAGTTCAGGCACAAGCAAGACTTCTTATTACATATGTAAGTGGTGATCTAATAAGATCTGTGAAAGTAAGAAACAAAAGTACATCAAAAGGTGCAGAAGCAACTGTTTATACTAATTCTCCTTATGCTGCTTATTATGAATTCGGCACAGGACCTAACGGTGAAGCAAATCACAATGGAATTTCACCAAATGTCAATGTGCATTATAAGCAACAGGGATGGATGATACCTGGTGATGCGATGACACCTGATAGAGCGGAAGACTATGGTTTTAAAGTTGTCTATAAAGGGGATAAGCCTATTGGATATCTTACAAAAGGTCAGTATGCTAGACCATTTATGTATCCGGCGATTCATGACAATAAGGATAAGATAAATGAAAATGCTAAAAAATTGCTTATGAAAAAACTCAAAGAAAGGTGTAAATAAAATGATTAATGTAAAAGACATCGTATATAAAGAATTATCTAAGGTTTCTGAAAATGCAAGTGACGCATATCCACACAACTGGTCTATGCTCCCTGCTGTGCAGTTTGTTGAAGAAGAAAATAAGGTTGAAGAGTTCACAGATGATAAAGAACAGTCATCATACATTCGCTACAGGATTGACATCTGGGATAACAACAGTACCAGTCAGACTGCTTGTGACGTAGATGATGTGATGACAACATTAGGATTCTTGAGAACATCATGTTCCGATGTGCCGGATCCAAGCGGATTAAAACATAAGCAGATGAGATATGAAGCAATCATAGACTGCAAGAAGCAGTTTATCTATCATACAAATTAAATTAATGGAGGAATCATTATGCTAGCAAATGGTGCTAAGTTAGAATTCAAAAGCAAGACGGTATCAACCTATACAAAATTAAAAGGATTAAAAGAATTACCAGAAATTGGTGTTGAACCGGAAAAAGTAGAAAATAGTGATCTTGATGATACACAGAAAGTTTATGAAATGGGTATCGGAGATCCAGGAGATATTACATATAAATTCAAATATGATAATACAGAAACAGACAGTCCGTATAGAGTATTAAGAAAATATGAAGAGAGCGGAGAAAAATTATCTTTTAAAGAAACATTAAAAGATGGTACTACCACAGAATTCAATGGACAGATTTCATTAAAAAGAACAGGTGGAGGAGTCAATGGTGTAATTGAATTTGATATGAACATTGCATTATCATCTGCGTTTACAATCACTGACCCAATTATTGGATAAAGGAGGCATAAAATGGGAGCATTATCAGAAGGTTTAGATATTCTTGAAGAAGAAAAAGAACCTGTAAAGAAACAAGAAAAAAAACAGCCTTTTGCTTTGTGGAAGGTAGGAGATACTGAATATAAATTAAAACTCACAACTCAGGAAATTATCAGACTTGAAAGTTTGTTCAATGCAAATCTACTAAGCGTTATTTCTTCAAATACTGAAAATAATGAGATGCCACCGCTTAAAGTGATGCTGCTTATCACTCATGGTGCGATAAAGAAATACAATCATGGTATCAAAGAAAAAGATGTAATTGAATTATTTGATAAATACGAAGAAGAAGGTGGCTCACAGCTTTCATTCATGACTGATGTGTTTCTTCCGATTTTTCAGGTAAGTGGTTTTTTCTCACAGGCTCAGGCAGATACGATGAACGAAAATATCGAGGAAGCAAAAGAGCAGATGTAGAATATCAGACACTGAGCGATATGATCAATGAATTATATCCTATCGCTCTTGACTGCTGTATAAGCACTGATGCATTCTGGAATTCATCTTTTGGAGATATTATAGATGAAATAGATTCTTACAGAAGAAGAGAGAAATACAAACAGAAACAACAGGCAATACATGCTCATAACCTTGCTCAACAGATTATAGAAGGCATCAATCTTATTGTTAATGGAAATGATAATCAAAAAGAAATGCATGGTCTTTGGGATTATTATCCTGGTCTGTTCGAAGAAGAGAAAGAAAAGCATAAAAAGCAGCAGGAGTACAATGAATTTGAAAACTTCAAAGCAAAGAGAAGAAAGTTTGCAAATTATCATAACAAAAAATACGGTGGAGGTGAAAGCAGATGACATTAGAGGAACTTAAAGTTATAATCTCCGCTGAAACAAGCAAATTCAATTCTTCATTGAATGATGCAGTCAATCAGACAAAAAGCGCAAGTAAAAACATAAACAATCAAACCGATATCATAAATAATGCTTTCGGAAAAATAAAATCTGCATTCAGCTTTGCTGCAATTGGTGCAGCAGCATACAAAGGTACTAAGGCATTGATTGGATTAGGCAGACAGGCAATAGGCATAGCATCAAATCTTACCGAAGTACAAAATGTTGTTAATGTAGCATTTGGTGATATGTCATGGAAAGCTGAAAAGTTTGCAAGCAACTCTATTCAGCAGTTCGGTATGAGTGAGCTCAGTGCAAAGAAAACGGCCTCTACATATATGGCAATGGCTTCAAGTATGGGCCTTGGAGCAAACAAAGCAAGTGACATGGCAATATCTCTTGCTGGATTAACAGGAGATGTTGCATCTTTCTATAATATTTCTCAAGAATTAGCAGATGTGAAATTAAGATCTGTATTCACCGGAGAAACTGAGACATTAAAAGATCTTGGCATCGTAATGACACAGACAAATCTGCAGCAGTATGCACTATCTCAAGGTATTACAACAAATATTAACAATATGAGCCAGGCAGAACTTGTTACTCTAAGATATAACTATGTTATGCAGCAGTTGTCACTTGCACAAGGAGACTTCGCAAGAACAAGCGGCACATGGGCAAACCAGGTCAGAATACTCCAGGAACAATGGAAACAGCTTCTTGGCATTATTGGTAATGGCCTTGTTGCGGTTTTTACACCTGTTATCAGAGTACTCAATACAGTAATCGGGAAGGTTATTACTGTAGCAAATGTTATTGCGGGTGTTTTTGGCAAATTATTTGGTAAAAAGTCCAACTCTGCAAAAGCTAGTACAAAGCAGACAACTAAAGCAATTAATTCTGTTGGAAATTCTTCAAAATCAGCAGGAAGCTCTATGAAATCTGCAGGCAATTCCTCTAAAGGATTAAATAAATCGCTTAAAGGAACAGAGGGACAGGCTAAAAAGACTGCTAAGGCTTTAGGCACACTGGCCTCAATAGATGAGATAAATAATATTGATTCTTCAGATTCATCAGGAGCAGGCGGTTCAGGAGGAAATGGAGGCGCCGGCGCCGGCGGTGTCGGTGATGGTGGCTATGATATTGGTGGAATTGATTGGGGAGAAGGAGAAGACAAAGCAGATAAGGGCAGTGATAAGATTTCGAAAGCAGTAGATAAAATTCTGAAAAAACTTAAGGAATTAAGAAAATGGTTTGATGAAAATCAGCCTATTATCATTGCGTTGATTGCAGGTATAGTGGCAGGCTTTTTAGCATTTGAGACAATAATGCATTGGGGAGCTATTGTTTCTGCTGTTACGGCTCTTATTGCTCCTTTCCAGCAGTTGTGGCTGGCAGTTTCAAACTGGGGAGTACTGTCTGTTATTCAGGGAGTACTAGGAACAACAGCAGGAGCTGCTGCAATTGTAGCAGTAGCAATCGGTGCCGTTGTTACTGCATTGGTTTATCTTTATCAGACAAGCGAAACGTTTAGAAAAATTGTGATTGATGCAGTGAATGCATTAATGGAGATATTAAAAAATATTTATAAGAATATTCTTCAGCCATTATTCTCTTTCCTACTCGATGTGTTCAATACAATCATAGTGCCTATTGCAACATTTCTTGCAAAAGTATTTGTGAAAGCTGTTGAGGCAGTTGCAACTGTTGCATTATCATTCTGGAAGAATATCATGGCTCCTCTTGCTAATTTCCTTGTAACTATTCTCAGCATTGCATTAAAAGGTGTAATAGAGATGTGGGAATCGATGAAGCCGGTTATTAATACAGTAGGTGATGTGATCAATTTCTTATGGAAGAATATCCTTTCTCCTCTCGTTGATTTTGTTGTAGGAAATTTAACTAACTCCTTCAAAACGTGGGGAAATATTATTTCAAAAATTGTTGCATCTGTAACTAAAATTTTCCAAGGATTAATCGATTACTTTGTAGGTGTGTTCACGCGTGATGCAGACAAAGCATGGAAGGGAATTCAACAGATTTTCGAAGGGTTCGGCAGTTTCCTCAAAACTATCTTTTATACAGATTGGACAAAGAGCCTAGGTCTTTTGGGGGTCGGCTTAAATGGATTCCTGGCAAAAGTAAAATCAATCTGGGAAATGGCAAAAGGTGTATTCAATGGTATTATCACATTCATCAAAGGTGCTTTTTCAGGTAATTGGAGAAAAGCGTGGGAAGGTGTAAAACAAATATTCCACAGCATTATTTCTGGTTTGGGAAATATGTTCAAAGCACCATTGAATGCGATTATCAGTGGGATTAACACGTTCATCAGGGGGATTAATAAGATTAAGGTCCCTAATTGGGTTCCAGGAGTTGGTGGTAAAGGATTCCATATTTCTGAAATACCTAGACTTGCAAAAGGTGCTGTTGTAGATAGAGCTACACCTGCAGTGTTTGGTGAGGCAGGACCAGAAGCAGTTATTCCTTTACAGAGAAATACAAGAGGTCTTGATATGATTGCTGAGAGACTTATTGAAAGAATGCCTGTCCAGGAAGGCGGTGGAAATGCCACTTATGTTATTAATCTGGTATTAGAAGATGGCAAGGTTATTACCAAAATGGTAATTGATAACATCAAAGATTATGAAGCACGTACAGGAAAGCCTGTATTTGACTATTAGGAGGTGCTACTTATGGCAGATGAAGCAAAAATAAAAGTTAATGGTACAGCACTTCCTACACCTTCTGAAATAAGTGTAGAGATTAGTGATCTTGATAGCGATAGTGTCAGACCGGTATCTACTGGCATATTGAGAAGGAACAGAATTCGCGCAAATATGCTGAAGGTAACATTGACATATAAAATAACACCTTTGACAGATGTTATGTCACTTCTTAAAGCATTAACACCATCAACTTTTACTTGTGAGTTATATATTCCTGATCATGGCATAAGAGGCACCAAGACGATGTATGCCGGAAATAAAAAGTACAATTATAAAAGAGTCAAGACAGGTATCAAAGCAGAATCGTTCTCTGTTTCTTTAATAGAGGTGTGATACTATGCTTATTAAATATGGGAATAAAGATGTAACAGACAGACTTCTTGATTATAAGATGTCTGTCTCTTTTGCTGACTGCCGTATGATAG